ACCAACTGGTCCAGTCATTCTCTAAGACTAAGAAACTGGAATCGTCTGATCTACGTGGCAAGGGAGACCGGACTTCGACCATGTACACGATTGATCGAGGGTTTTTAGAATAATGGCCCATCGATTTCGAGACGTTGATATTGATTCTGTAACGATTGAGAACCACGTTCAGTTGTTGCCTGAATCCCTGGTCAACCAGGTGGAGATGTTCTTGCCTCCTGAGGGTTCATTTGATGATGATTGCCTCAAGCGGTACCTGGAAAACTTAAAAAACTATGAAGAAGAAGATGCTAATTCAGGCATGACTCTTGCCAATCGATTGCGTCTTGCTTTCCAGGATCTGCAACCGGATACGATCTGCGGGAAATTCCCGCAAGCAGAACTTCCTTTGAAACGTCGGCTACGGTGTGTGGCTGAATATCTGATACGCTCGGGAGAATTTGATAAAGTACGTGATGAAAACGGCAAGCTTGTCAAAAAACGTGGTGTGCTTGGCAAATTAGTTGTCTTGTACCAGCCCACTGACAAATTACTTGAATCCCTACTGCGCCAAGGATTGATCGAGAAATGCAACGACGTGAAAAATTGATCGCTTCGGTGATTGGTCCTGAGCTGGACGAAACAAAAGCAAAGATGCTCGATGCCACCATCAAGTTGATCCTTGGTGACATGGGAGAGCAGTACTGCAAGATGTGGGAGATCGAAGGTCCTGGCGTCATGGTGTTCCAGCCTGAAAATAAAGAACGCTCCATGTTCTTCTGGACCCTTAAAGAAATCCACGCTGCACAAGAAGATTGCGAGCGCAGTAATGACGGAGACCTGGCCGAGACGTTTAGGCGTATTCTTTCAGCTGCTCAAAAAATTGACCCTGTGGAAAAAGCAGGGTATGTCATCAACGATAAGGAAGGCATTCGCTATATGGAGATTGATTACAACCAGGCTTCTGAAAAATGAAACAACAAGGCGTTCGCTCCATTTCTGCTCGCAGTGAAGATGCTGAATTGATCACGAACTCAGACTTGATCGTGGCGGCTAATGAGCTGATGGATGGTATTGAGCTGGATGTTGCTAGTAGCAAGAAAGCAAACAGTTACGTCCAGGCTCCTAACTTCTTTACGCCATCGGATGATGGACTGAACGCCCAACAGTGGTACGGAAATGTTTACTTGTTTCCTCCAGCGGGTGCATACTTTTGGGACAAGAAGAACGAAAGGTGGAAGATGACACGGGCTTCCTCCCCATCACTTACTTCATCCCATGCAGTGTGGTTCCGTAAGCTTTACCACGCCTGGCTGGCGAAGGAGATTAGGCAGGGCTTGTATTTCAGCAACTGTCCTGACATGATTCGATACGAACCCAAGATCTTTAGTTTCCCTGTGTGCATCCTGCGTTCAGCGCCTAAGTTGTTGCGCATTACAAGTCAAGGAGAAAAGATGCAGCGTACGTGCACCTCCTTAATTGTCTACTTGCCGCCTACGGATCATTCGGATGATGCTGTCCAACGATTCGTAGACATCTATACGGAACGCGGGCATATTCTCGCTTAAGTTCCGTATACTGAAGAACGATTACAAGGGACCATGAGCGTTCTTGCCGACTGGGAAATCAAGCATCTGGCTGAAAACGAAGAAATGATCGAACCTTTTGTCGATCATTTGGTCAGCAAAGAAGATGGTCGCAAGTTGCTGAGCTATGGCCTGAGTTCTTACGGGTATGACATTCGCTTGTCCCCCAAGCAATGCCTGATTTTTGGCAAGGTGCAGGCAGGTGATTGCGATCCAAAAGACTTTGATCCCGACATCCTGAAGCCTGCCGATCTTCTGGAGGATGAGCGTGGTCAATACTTTCTGCTTCCTCCGTACGGCTATTGCCTAGGTGTAGCGCAAGAACGTCTGAAGCTCCCCAGGGATGTCACTGTCGTTGCTGTAGGCAAGTCCACCTATGCACGCTCAGGCATCCTGGTGAATATCACGCCAGCTGAAAGTGGTTGGGAAGGTTATCTAACGCTGGAGATCAGTAACTGCACTGGGCTCTTCAATCGGATCTACGCCAATGAAGGGATCACACAACTTCTTTTCTATCGCGGTAATCCGTGCCACGTCACTTACCAAGATCGCAAAGGCAAGTACCAGGATCAACCCAATAACGTGGTGTTCTCCCAGGTCTGATCAACCGAAAGCGTCTTGCCAGCTGTAAGACATACCTGAGCGTGGCTGGGGTTTGCCGGCATAGCCTACAGCCCCAGTTCTCCCACCAGAATCGCCTGTAGTTGGTAGTGCCACACCATTGATGGCTGCTGGAACACGAGGTGTACGGCCACGAATTGTTGGTTCGTCAATCGAAGCCCGTTGCCTGTAGGCGCCAGCGCTCCTGGCTGCACGCATGAACTTACCGACCCTGTTCTGATCGTCGTTTAAAGACTCAGCACCTAAACGTTCGTCTTCCTGAAGTCGACGTAGATCAGTGTCATACGCCTTTTCAGGATGTAGATCCGATACCTCAACGCCTGAACTACCAGAGTCCTGACGGGGATCGTAAGTTGGTTCAAAAAATCTTGCCATAGTATCATTGTAAAAGGACTGAATCAGAAATTTAAATACAATGAACCACGCAGCTGCATTCCTCGATGCGTTTGTTCAAGACGAGGTTATGTGTCGGTGTCTTGACGAAGAAGACTTCGGTCAACCTCTCGCTAACGAAGAAAATGATGTACCCTTGTATGACATGTACAACAGGGGTTTAGTTGCATGCGAACAAGGACTCGAACGGAATCCGTTATTCTTGGAGGGGATGAAGCGTCCGGGAGTGACCGGATTGATTCCTTCGATGGAAGAGGGATTGGCAATGGGAGCTTCTCCGAAGCCCCGGTCTTTAGTTTTGGAACTGGAGGAACCGGACGAGCAGGAGAAGATGTTGTCAGCAAAACGTCTTGGTTTGCTCCGGTAGACGAAATTAGTGAGTGCCCAGGTGGGGTTTGTCCTGTTCCCTGGGCCACTAAAGAAGAGTCTCCCGTGATCCAGGGAGACGTAGTCAATCATCCGTCTCATTACACCGATGGTGCAATCGAGTGTATTGAAGGAATTGAAGCTCAGCAGACCCTTGAAGAATTTCGTGGTTATCTCCAGGGTAATATCGTCAAGTACCTTTGGCGTGAGCGTCACAAAGGTGGGCTTGAATCACTGAAAAAGGCCCAGTGGTATCTGGACCGTCTCATCCAGCTTGACGAAGCTCAGAACGGCTGAAAATCTTCTTCTTCGTCGTCGTCCTCGTCGTCGCCTTGAATACAGGCGGCGGCGAGTTCTGCTAATTCAAGATCAGTCGGCCAGTCCATATCCAGCTCAATGTTTTCACCTGCCATGATGTCCTTGATGGCGTGCCATTCCATCAGGCGTTGGTGATAGAGATTCAGAAGAGCTGAGTACAGTTCTTCCCATGTCATCTCTTGGGCCTGGAGTTCTGCTTTCCGCATGGCGAATTGCAGTTCAAGTGGCAGTTCAAACTCCCGTGGTTCTACCGATCGCTCCATGCCACTTTGCATCGACTCATAGCAATTATTCTAATGGTAGCTGCTAAACAGCAAATCGATATCGTCTGTGTCGTAAGTCGACCAGGGATCCTCATCGATATCAAAGTCGTTCGCGAATTTGGATAGGACGTACGGATTGACATTTTCCTCCAGTGCACGGATGGCGCGCACCTGGTGAGGAGCAGCGGTGTAATTACGAAAAGCAGTCAGGAGGACTTGGGTCGAGGCCCAAGGGTTTGCATTGATCTCAGTCAGGAACAGACTAATTTCCTCTCGCCTGCGGTCCACAAGGGTACCAATGACGTTGTGGTTTTGATCAAAGATCCAGCGTCCAAGTTCTCCAGTGGCAGCACAGAAGTCTTCGTGTTCGATGTTGTCGATCACGCTGCTGTACAAAAAAGGATCCCAACCGATGGAATGAATAAATGAAATTAAAGCCTGACGCATGTGTGTATCAAGCCCCAGGTTCAGTTTGACCAGCTGGGTGTCAATGATGGAAACTTCGTGAAAAAGGTATTCCAGTGCCTTCTCCTTGGTACAGCACTGGCCTCTTTTGACGGGAGAACCATCGGGGTAGAACTGAGTTCCAAACCCGATGGTATAAGGTTCTCCGCCTGTGGTCGGATCAGGGTATGCCTTTTCGTTGAACCCTTCGTATTTACGAATCAGGTTAATCGCATGCGAAAGATCCGACATGAGGGTAACTATTATTACCCTCAATATACATAACTTTTACTTGCCTTGGCCACGAGACAATTTACGTCCGTGGTTAGGACGAGAATGTTTCCCGTCACCTTGACGTGTCTTCTTAGGCTTGGACTCGATCTGAATGGTGCTGGACTTGGGTTTTGCCATGCTGGTAGGTAATCAGCCTACGTAGTTTAGCGGGAAATCACCATTTCGTTTTATGGCTCCAGTATCTTGCTGACATTTTGTCAGGATTGGGGTCTTGGGCGTTGTGCCGTGCGTAATAAGACTTCTTCCGTGCTTTATCTTTCTCAGTCTTGGGGTTCTTGCCAGCACCTTCTACGCCTTGTTGACCAAAGCGAATGATCTTTTCTTCTCCTCCTTCACAAGCTTTGACGACGTGAGACTTGGTTGGGTGGCCAGGAGTCTTCTGTGGCTTGTTACAAGCCATCTTGTCCTTAGCAATCTTGGCTGCACCAGCAGCTTTACGGTGTTTCTCAGCCATCAAGTAAACCCTTTAAACAGGGAAGTAAATTCACCAAGAATCTTTTGAGCACTCTTGGTTTTTGTTGGTTCTTCTTCGTCATCTAACAGTTTAAAATAACTGGATCCGGAGGATACAGAACCAGCCTTGGTGCTATCAGTAGATGTCTTGGTAGTTGAGCTGGTATCACCAAATAGTCCTGTCATCGAGCTAAGGGCTTGGAACGGATCATCACTGGTTAGTCCTGCATAAGCACCACCGAGCTGTAGACCTTTCTGAGAAGCTCCTTGTTCCAGGAGTTGCATTTCACCTTTGTCTACATCGGTCATAAAACTGCCGTAGAAGTCGTCTTCACTTCCTTGGTACCCAGCATCTTTGAAGATCTTGTAAAGGGTTGTTGCGTAAGGAGAAGTGGAAGGAGCAGCGTCCTCCGCACGTTGGATGTAATCAACGCCTAGCTCTTTTTGAGAAGGAGTCTTGCCTTTTTCGTTTAGATACTTAATAGATTGACGAATATTAATAGCATTACCTGTGCGGAACTGATCAGCAATATATTGTTTGACTTCGTCAATTCCCATGCCTTTACCTGCGATGCCGATGGTGGCAAGCATTTTATCCCACTCTTCTTTATTGGTTTCGGGGCTAACGCCTTCAATCACACTGTCAGCAAATTCTTCTGGTGTTACAAACTGCAAGAAGTTGACATCAGCAAGTTGGATGTCTTTGGAGGCGATCTCCGGCAGAATCTTAGTACTAATGTAATCACTTGCATCTTTTAAAGTGAGAACATCTTTTGCTGGATCAAATCCTTTGGATGCACCAAGGACTTGATAGTGAAGTTGTGCGAACTGATTGCGGTCATTAATGTTTAAACCGTAGTAATAAGCCCATTGATTCCAAGTCCAGTTAGTGCCTGGCACCACGGAAGAGCTGTCGCGTTTAGCTGTTTCCCAGTCATTGGCAACTTGGTTGCGCTGTTCTTCGTACTTAGCAAGCTTTGGATCACCAACTTCAAAATTGCCAGTGGGATTCATGTAAAAGTCAACATTGAAATTGAGTGGGTCCCTTCCGTATACGTCATCCAAATACGCTTGTGCTCTAATTTCTCCGATGTCACGCAACTTTGCCAGAGCAGTCTGAACCTCAAATACATTTTTA